TTGGCATGGTCCAAGATAACGGCCTTTATCTTTTCTGCCAATTGCCGGCGTTCTTCTTCGTTGCTTTTGTACTCTGGGTAGTTGCGTGCTTTGCGTCCGTTCGCCTGTATGCGCGCTTCATATTTCTCGCGGTTTGCGCTGTAATGATCATCACAAAAAGCCCAAAAACGCCGCGTATGGTCTTCTACTTCTTCATCGTATGGCACGGCCCCGCCATTGGCAAGAAATAGCTCTTTTTCTCGCGGATGCGGTCTATATCGTAACATAGCTTCATTGCCGTAAACTTCGTTTATCGTGTATCTGCGCCCGTCGATGAGGTCGAGCCAGAAGCGTTCAAGGTTGGTCATTGCATTGGTATTCTAAGTTGTGATTGGTGTTGCTGGAGGCGTTTCTTTGCCGCGTTGAAGTAGTCGGTATCCAATTCGCAGCCGACCAAATCAAAACCGAGGTTGTGACAAGCAATGGCGATTGAACCGCTGCCGAGGTGCGTGTCGAGTATGCGGTCGCCCTCATTTGCGTAGTTCATTAGCAGCCATTCGTAAAGCTTCACGGGTTTTTGTGTTGGGTGAATGCGTTTTTCGTTTTTTGGTTTATCGGTAATTTGAAGCAAGCATTTTTTTACGTCTTTTCCAACCTGTAAACCTTGTATCATTCCCGACCACCTGTAATACACGATGTCAGTTCGTTTGTTTTGACTGTTAAAAGCTAATTCGCATCCGTATTGGTCACTTTCTCCGTTTAATTTATCCCACACTATATAACCGCCAATTAATCCGAAATAATTTGCGCCCCAGATTATTTGATTTTTTGAAACTCTCATAATTTCAGTGACAACAGAAGCCTCAACTGCCTTATCATCCCATTTTTTATGCGCATAATTACTTACAGGTACTTTTCTAATTCCACACTTTTTAACAATATAGCCGTTTTTTTTGCTAGGGCGACTTGCCCCAATACCATAAGGCGGGTCGACAATAGCCAACTCAAAAGCGTTATCCTCAAGCGTTGCAAGGTATTCCATGCAGTCGACGTTGTGCAGTTCAATCATTACGTTGCTTTTGTCGGTTGCGCATTTCTTCGCGCTCGGTATACGTTAGTCGGTCCTCGCCTTTCAGCCAATCGACTTTATTAACGCGGGCAGCAATGGGATTGTAGGCCGTTCCAAATTCCGGCGTTATGTATCTCAGCGCCTCGGCGGTTTCTCGTTCGTATTCGTGGCGCTCGTTATCGCGGATCGTTTGCACTACTGGCGCTTTTAGTTCTTCGTACTTGCGGAAGCATTCCACAAATTGCGCCAACTTTAGGCGTTCCCAATACGGCCCAAATGCCTCTTTTGCCATCATATAACAAGCCAAGCGCCAATCGGATAACGTAAAGCACGGATATGTCTTTAGTAGCTCATTAATCGTAATTTCGATATGTTCGGGCGTGCTTAACGTTTTGTTCGCGTCTATGAATTTGACGGTTCGCGCAATCATGGCAACGAGAGCGGCACGCGTGGCCGTTTCTTCCTGCTTTAGTGCTGTTTTTACGTTGGTGCATTTAAAGCACGTTTCCACGGTCAGTTGTGATGCGTCCAGTTCTTGCAAACTCTGCAAACTTCTCGCGGTTGCTATCGCTTTGAAGGTCTGACGCTCTGCCGGCGTTAGCTCTGCCATTTTTGGACTCGCCAAATACCAATCCTTTCCAACCGTTTGCAATTGCTCTGTGGATGGCGTTAATGGCTTCTGTTTCTTCGGTGTGTTCATTTTGTAGTTTGATAAGTGCCCTTTGTTCGCTTTGGGCTGATTTGTATTTGAAGCGGTGATCTGTGCGCTTGTATTCTTTCCATTCGTTCCATGCCTCGCTAAATTTTTCGGTTTGAAACGGCAGGACTATTTCCGTGATTTTAGGGCTTTTCCCCTTTGTAGTAGTAATTGACTTAGTAGATTGACTTAGTAGTGTATTAGTATGTGGTACGTTTATACCACCCTTCTGGTACGATTGTACCACCCCCCTGTTACGTTTGCACCACCCTAGTGTTCTATTTGTACCACCCTGTTCGTTTTGTACCACCCCCCTCTTTAAGTAACCTAATTCGATAAGGTGGTAGATGTACTTTCGTGCGGTCTGTTCGCTTACTTGCAGCAGGTCGGCAAAGTGCTTATTCGTCGCATAGCATTTTTTGTTTTGTTCGTTAAAGCTGGCCACCTCAGCAAGTAAAACCCGTTCGTTAGGGTTTAGATCGCTGATGTGCCATATTTCTAAAGGAACAAACACGCCTTTACGATTCATTACCACGGTATTTATCCAATTCCGGCATTTTTCTGAGATCCGATATTAATATTTTTAAGGAATCGCCTCTTTCAATAAAGCCATCGAAATCTTTTTTGCCCTTAACTGAATACCACATCTTTTGCTTCATCTCGCTTTTTGTGATCCAACCAACAAGCCAACAACCGTGCAGAAATTTACCGCGCTCGCATTGCGCTGACGCAAATAAATAAAGATCGCAAAGTTGATCGCTGTTTGCGCACGCTACGCGCGCCGTGTAGGTACTCAATGGCGCTACATTTCTAAAGGTGGTTTTGATTTCTACCCGCAAACCGTTGTACAGCAAATCATAATCAAAAGCATCTATATTTTCAGAACCTGTTAGATACTTATGCGCAGCAACTTGGCCAATGTATCCGGCCAGCCTTCTAAGTGGGTCATTTCCACTATAATTGCCGCGCATTTCAACGGGTAATTCTTGACTCATGGCATACGCTTTTTTCATATCACCGTACGTCAATTCTTGCCAGATCATTGTTTTTGCTTTTGCTTATCTGATCAATTGACTCGCCAACCGCGTCGAATAAATCCAACGGGTTTACCTCTTTCATTTGCACGATTTTCGCGCTGTGCCTCAGTATGCCGGTAGGATTTGCGTAAATGTAGTTTTCTACGGTCCTACGCGAAACGTCGAGCGATTCGGCGCAATGATCTAAGCTATCGAAGTGCTGTTGTAGAAATTGCTTCAGGTTCTGCATAGTAGAATGTGCATTTATAGGGTATTTTTTTGCTCTTTAAATCCCTGCAATAGCGTTGGCAGCTTCGCAGGTTGTAAAACGTTACGCGCGTTTTTTGATTGGGTAGTTTGACGACAAAGCGCACGTTAGAAAGGGAAGTCATTAGCCTCGGCAGGGTTTTCCTTTGCTTTTTCCGCTACCGTTTCGCGGATGCTTTTGGCTTCTGGTAGTTTGTAGTCGAAGACCTTAAACGAAACGAAAGCGCGGAAAGGTACGGTTTCATCTTTGCGCCATTCGCGCCCAGATAGCCAACATTTTGCCTCTATTTCAGATCCTACCGTTAAGCCTATAGCCTCGTCGACATCGTCGCCCCAAAATTCGAGGGGTACAATCTGTTCAAATTTCTGTTCTGCTAATTCTATATGAATTTCGCATTTCCGTTTTCCGCTTGCAAATTCCTGCGGCTGATTGATTCGGCGGATTACGCCTTTAATTGTTAATTCCATGTTTTTTAAAGGATTTGTTAAAGTCTGTTTGTGACCAGTTTGCCATATCGATAACACGCAACTGGTTTAATTTTAATCGTTCAAATATTTCGCGCCATCTTTCCGGCGTGGGATCGGTTTGTAGTATTTCGTCTTCTAGTCCGTCGTCGTCGTCTTTCATCGTGGACGTGCTTAGTAAGTGCAGAGCGTAGCTTTTCAGCTCGTATAGGTGCGCTTCTTGGTCAGCTTTGACGGCCTCGAAAAATTCGTCTAAGTTCATTCTACTTCGTCTTCGCCGTACACTTCCAATTGGTAAAAACCTGCGAGCTTCAATATAGCACGCGATAAAGCGCGTTTTTCCGCCATAGCAATTGGGTACGCATTGCGGTTATTCGATTTGCTAACCTCGCCAAACGTCTCTACCTGCCCTATTTCGCATTTTGCGTGCGCTTTAACGCAATATCTCCCCTCGCTGGGGTCTGAGTATTCCGGCACTGTTTTGAAGGTCACCACGGCCTTTATTTTGGCTTGTACG